GTTTGGAATGTTTAGTGGTACTCCATTTGATCAAGACATTAGTAGTTGGAATATTAGTAAAGTTACTAATATGGATAGTATGTTTTATTCTTCTAGTTTTAATCAAAATATTGGAAGTTGGACTCCGGTATCATGCTCTAACATGTCTTTCATGTTTGCATTTTCTCCATTCAATCAAAATATAAGTAGTTGGAATACTAGCAAAGTTACTAGTATGAGGGGTATGTTTAGAAATACTCCATTCAATCAAAATATAAGTAGTTGGAATACTAGCAAAGTTACTACTATGGAAGCTATGTTTTATTCTTCTAGTTTTAACTATGATATTAGTGGATGGAATATACAATCTTTAACTACAGGAAGTGCGGCTTCCAAAAGCAATGCAATGAAGAATATGTTTGATGGTTCAAGTTTTAGTTCTACTAATTATACTAATTTTTTAATTTCTATGTATAATCAAGCCCAAACCTACAATAAAAAATATATAAAATTAGGAGCAGCTGGGATTCAATACACGGGATCATATTCAAGTATTAGACAAGCACTAATAAATGATTATGGGTGGGAAATAACAGATGGGGGTGCTATATAAAAATTTTTTAAATAAACTTTAAAATTTTCAAATAAATGGGATGTGTTGGAATAAGTTCAATAAATTTAAGTGGTAGTTGCAGTGGATCTTTAAGTAATCTTGAAATTAGCTTAGACGGAGGAACTACTTATACTACGGCAGGTTCAGGTCCTTGGAGTTTTTCTTCAAGCCTCCAACCTAATGGAGAACTTAAATTTAGAGGAACAATTACAAAACCTGGATGTGATAATCAAATTATATCTGCAAGTTATAGTCCTGACCCTGAATGTTTCTATGGACATTTTGGGATGATTTATTATGCCAAAGATAACTCCACCCAGTATGCTATTCCTACGGGATCAGGAACATTTAATTATACTGTTGATTGGGGGGATGGAACTATTAATGCTGGTCAAACTTCTACAACTTACCACACATACCCCAACAGTGGGTCTTATACAGTTAAAATATCTGGATCATTCCCTAGTATATCTTTTTTAGGGGCAAGTAATGATGCTAGGGAAGGTTTAACTAAAATTTACCAGTGGGGTACCAATCTTTGGGAATCTTTTGAAGATGCATTTTATTCTTGCCCTAATTTTACTGAAGTTATTGCAAAAGACACTCCTAATTTATCAAATGTTACTTCTTTAATTAATATGTTTTATGGAAGTGTTTTACTTAATAAAATAAATAATGTTAATAGTTGGGATGTTAGTAATGTTCAATATACAAGTAATATGTTCCGCAGTACAAGTTTTGATGGAGATATAGGTAATTGGGATGTTGGGGAAGTTATAAGCATACAAAACATGTTTAGAGAAAATTCTAATTTTAATAATGGAGGAAATAATTCTATAAATAATTGGAATACTTCCAAAGTTATTGATATGGGCAATGTGTTTAGAGACAGTTATGCATTTAACCAAACTTTGTCAGGATGGGATACAAGTAAAGTAATTACCTTTGAAGGTATGTTTAGAAGTGCAAGTCAATTTACCAAAGACGATTGGGATCATTGGAGCTTAGCTTCAGTTGGAACTGGATCTTCAGCATCATCTCGAAGTAATTCTATGGCTAATATGTTTGACCACTCAGGAATGACAAGTGATGCTTATGATTATGCTTTATATTATTTCCTCTTCAAAATGGGTGGTACTACACTTACTAGAAGACCAAATATTAATTTTGGTGCTGCTGGAATTCAGTATGGGCCTGTAGGGGAAGACGCAAGAAACCAATTAATAGCTTCCCCTATTAGTTGGTCTATAACAGATGGGGGCCTTATTTAACAAAAATAAATAATACAACAAAATGTCAGGATGTGTAGGTATAAATTCAGTAAGTGTGAGTGCAAGTTGTAATGGAACTCTTATTAATACTGAAATAAGTTATGATAGTGGAGTTACATATGAAAGTATTTTAAATAAAACCGGTCCCTGGTTTTTTGCAGACAGTATTCAACCTGATAATGAATTAAAAATCCGAGCTACTATAACAAGACCTAATTGTAACACTCAATATGTTACTTCAAGTTATTATCCTGATGAAGAATGTGTTTATACCAAAAATTATTTAGGAATAACTCTTGACGCCGGAAGTGATAAAGAAGTAGTACTTCCAATTACCCCATTTGAAGATGAAAATGGAATTCAAAGCTACACAGTGGATTGGGGAGATGGAAATGTTGAGACCCTTACAAACCAAGATGCATATCATACTTATGTTTCTACTGGCAGCTATAATACTAAAGTTACAGGAAAATTTGACAAACTAGATTACCCTAAAGAAGAAATCACACAAGCATTTAGAAATAAAGTTAAAAAAATATACAACTGGGGACCTAACATGCCTCTAACTTACCATTTAAGCAAATGTCCAAACCTAACAGTTACTGCAACTGATCTACTCAACACCTCTAGACTAACCACAATTTCACGTATATTTTCAGAATGTACTTCTGTAAATTCTGTTCCTAGAATAGGAGAATGGGATATGTCTAGATTTACTAGCTTAAGTGGTATGTTTTTTAGAAGTGGATTTGATGGAGATCTTAGTAATTGGGATGTTTCCTCTGTAAAAAATATGTTGTTTTTATTTCGTGAATCTAATTTTAATAATGGGGGAAATGATTTAATTAAAAATTGGAATACTACTAGTCTCCAAAGAGTAGAACAAATGTTTTATAATGCTAAAAAATTTAACCAACCTTTAACTAACTGGGATACAAGTAATGTTCTGAATTTTTCAGAGTGGTTTTATGGGGCATCAAGTTTTAATCAAGACTTAAGTAATTTAAGTTTAGAAAATGTGTTTTCTGCTTATTCTTCTACATTACTTTCAAATTCTTTTGAAAATGCTTTCAGTTACAGTGGTCTTGATCCGAATAACTATGATAAACTTTTAATTAGGTTGGCTTCTGAAGCCCAAACCCATAATAAAAGATATATAATATTGGGGGCCCATGAACTTAAACATACTTCTGCAGGTTTAAGTGCTAGAAATACTTTAGTAAATACTTTAGGGTGGTCTATAACAGATGCCGGACAAATTTAATATTTTATGAAAAATTGGTTTTATTTAAATAAAGAATATACTAACATTAGTGATTTTCCTATAGAAACTTTTGGGTTTATATATAAAACTATCTATGTTCCCAGTGGGATATCATATATTGGAAAAAAATCGTTATACCACAATATAAAACGTAAATTAACCAAAAAAGAACTTGCAGAGCAGACCGGAAGAGGAAGAAAACCAACCACCCAAATAATCCAAAAAGAATCAGACTGGAAGACTTATTTTGGTTCAGCTAAACCTATTTTAAATTTATTAAAAGAAAATAAACACAGTGAATTTGAAAGAGAAATTTTACACATATGTTATAATAAAAAAGAATTAACTTATTATGAGTGTAAATATCTTTTCCAATTTGGGGTGTTGGAAAATCCTGAAAAATGGTTTAATGACAATATTTTGGGAAAGTTTTTTACAAAAGATTTGGCTTCCCAAATCTAAGTTATTATATTACTTTTTATGGTTAATGAGTTATTAGTTAGTCTAGTTAATAAAGTCTTAAGAGAAACAGGAAAATCTACTGCTAGAGGGAATCTAGCGTATCATTGCCCTAAATGCACCCACTCAAAATTAAAATTAGAAATTAACTTTGACACTTCATCTCCTCACTATGGTAATTTTGGTTGTTGGGTTTGTGGTTTTAAATCTAAAAATCTTTTAACATTATTTAAATTCTTAGAAGTTGATCTTGATATTTTTCAAGAAGCTAGGTCTTTATATAAGAAAAATAATTCAAATGCACAATATAAACCAACTCAAACTCTTAAATTACCTGATGAGTTTCTTTCAATATTAGATAATAAGAATATTTGGGCCAAACATGCTTTAAGTTATCTTAAATCTAGGGGTATTACTGAAAGTGACATTTTAAAATATGGTTTAGGGTACTGTGAAAAAGGACACTACTCTAGAATGATAATTATTCCCTCTTATGATGAAAATGGGAATCTAAATTTTTTTACCGCAAGATCTTTTGATAAAAATTCCCCCATTAAATACAAAAACCCAGAATACTCAAGAGACATAATACCTTTTGAACTTTTTATTAACTGGAATCTCCCAGTAATATTATGTGAAGGTCCTTTTGATGCCCTTTCTATTAAAAGAAATGCTATCCCTCTTTTAGGAAAAAACATTCAACCTAATTTAATGAAAAAACTTGTTAGCTCTGCAGTAAAAAAAATTTACATAGCCCTAGACTCAGACGCAATAAAACAATCATTAAAATTTTGTGAACAGTTAATGGATGAGGGAAAAGAAGTGTATTTAGTAGATTTAGAAGATAAAGATCCTGGGGAGATGAATTTTAAAAATTTTACAAAATTAATTCAAACAATTACTCCATTAAATTCATACAAACTAATGGAAAAAAAACTATCAATCCTATGAGCCAAAAAACAATTAAACATTCTTATAATAGAATATTAGAGATTTCCGAAGATGCCAGACAAATTACCCTCCCAGATTCTAGATACTATTTAAGAAATGGTGAATACTACCCATCAGTAACCTATGTTTTATCTTATTATCCTAAAGGTAAATATTTTGAAGATTGGCTTAAAAAAGTAGGATATTCTGCTGATTATTTAGTTAAAAAAGCAGGAGAAGAAGGAACTCAAGTACATGAACTTGCAGAAAGATATCTAAATGGAGAGGAACTTCACTATTTAGATCACTATAAAAGTCCTAAATACATTCCTGAAGTGTGGCAGATGTTTTTGAGCTTTGTAGAATTTTGGGAAACCTACAAACCTAAACTTATAGAAACAGAAGTACATTTATTTTCAGATGAACTTAGGGTAGCAGGAACTTGTGATTTAATTTGTGAAATCGATGGCAAGTTGTGGGTATTAGATTTAAAAACATCAAATAACATTCAAACTACATATGAATTACAAACAGCAGTTTATGGCAAATGTTATGAAGAATGTTTTGGAAAAACTCCTGATTATTATGGGATATTGTGGCTTAAATCTCCTAAACGAAAATTTAATAAAGAAAAAATGCAAGGTAAAGGATGGGAAGTAACAGTGTCAGGAAGGTCTCAAGAAGAAAATCTTGATATTTTTAGAACAGTAAAAAAACTTTTTGATTTAGAAAACCCAAAACCTGAACCACACCTTGAAAAATTCAAAACCATAGCAAAATTAGAAATATAAAAAACTAACACACAGTTTTACATTGGAGGCTTGGGAAACCAAGCCTTTTTTTGTATATTTATAATAAACTGTGTATTATGTTCAAATTAGTATCTCTCTTAAAAGAGGCAATTGATAAACCTAAAGCTATATTTTTAGGAGGTCCTGCAGGGAGTGGAAAATCTTATATATCTAAACAATTATTACCTTCTAATCTCAATGTAGTTAATGTTGATGACACATATGAAGAATTATTAAAGTCTAGTGGTTTAGGCTTAAAACAGAAAGACTTTTCACCTGAGGAATTAAGCCAAGCAGCTAAACTAATGGGTCAAGCCCAAAAAATAACTAAAGAAAAATATGCAGAATTTATTAAAAATGCTAAAGATGTAATAATTGATGGAACCGGAGGTGCTTCTCGTCCACTTTTAAAAAAGAAACAAGAATTAGAGGATCTAGGATATGAAACATTTATGCTTATGATTTATGTTTCTCCTTTAGTATCTTTAGAACGTAATAAAGAAAGAGAAAGAAGTTTAATGCCTTCTATAGTATTACGTACTTGGAGAGATGTAAATCAAAACATAGACACATACCAACAAGAATTTGGAGATAACTTTGTACTTATTAACAATAACCCAAAAGAAGCCATACAGGATTTTAGTAAAGAATTAACAGCACCCTATTTTAAAGATTCAGGTGCTCGTGGAAAAGAAAAATCTCCTGAAGAAATAGAAAAATCAAAAAAGGAAAAAGAACAACTTAATCAAGATATAGAAAACTTAGTACAAAGTTTTCCGGAGTTTAATTCTTTAGAGCAAGCTAAACAAAAAATAAACAATTTCCTAAAATAAGATGTCTAAAATAGTAGCAATATATGGGGGTGGTTTTAAATCTCCCCAAAAAGGTCATTTTGGAATAGCTGAAGGGGCTTTAACTAAATTCCAGGATGTAGATGAATTAAAAATATATGTTGGGGGAGGAGTCAGAGATGGAATAACTCAAGAGGACTCTATTAAAATCTGGGAAGTATACAAAAAATATTTATCCAATAAAGTAAAAATAGAACCATCTGTATCTCCTATAGGAGATATAATGAGATATGCTAAAGATCATCCGGATGATAAAGTATACTTTATATTAGGAATAAGAGAAGGAAAAGAAGAAGATTACAAAGATGCAGAATCTAGAACCAAAAACATAAAAGAAAAATACCCTAACATTGAAATAAAACTACTCTACTCTTCAGACCCTAATGTTAGTGGGACTAACGCTAGAAAAGCACTTGAAGCGTCTCCTCAGGAATTTTTTAAATATCTCCCAAATGATTTAAAAATTGAGGATAAACAACAAATATATAATATTTTAAAAAGCAAAAATCTAAAAGAAAATAATATAGTTACTGAATATGAAAACCAGGAAACTCTTAATCCGGTAGTATTTGATGAATTTACAATCAAACCTGACGTTAGGGAAAAACTTATAAAAATAGGTAAGTTTTTTTGGGATGAAATGGAATTACCTTATTCTTATGAAGATATAATATTATTAGGAAGTTCTGCTAACTATAACTGGACCCCCTATTCTGATATAGATTTACATATTTTAGTTGATTATTCAAAATTTTCTAATCCTGAACTATTTAAAAAATATTTTAGTGAAGTAAAAAGTAATTGGAATAAAAATCATCAACTTAAGATAAATAATAATTATATTGAACTTTATGTTCAAGGGATAGATGAACCCAATGCTGCTGAAGGAATATATTCATTACTCCAAGATAAATGGGTTAAACAGCCAACATATCAAAAAATTTTTATACCTGATAGTGAAATAAATAAAAAAGCAGATCCTTTTAAAAAAGAAATAGATGATCTTTTATCTAATCCTTCTTTAGAAAAAATGACTAATCTTCAAAAACGTATTAAAAATTTCCGTAAAGTAGGACTAGAAAATGTAGGAGAATACTCAATAGAAAATCTAGCATTCAAAGAATTAAGAAACTCAGGATATATAGAAAAACTTATAAAAGCTAGAAATGAACTTACTGATTTAGAATTGTTAAAAGAAAAAAATAAGTTAAATGAAAATGCAACTTATTCTAATTTTATAGATTATAAACAACAAATTAGAGATTTAACTAAATATTATTTAAGTAAATATCCTAATATTAAACAACTTCCTAAAGTTATATTTAAACATAAAGACAGCAAAAATGCCAAAGATTTTTTTGGTAAAACCGCTTATTATGATCCTAATAGTATGACTATTGTTCTTTACACTGAAGGAAGACATCCTAAAGACATAGTTAGATCTTTTTCTCATGAAATGATTCATCATATTCAAAATATAGAGGGAAGATTACACGACATCACTACTACAAACACTACCGAAGACAGTGACCTCCAGAATTTAGAAAAAGAAGCATACTTAAATGGAAATATTTCATTTAGAAATTGGACAGATTTAGTACAAGAAAAAAAACAAAAAGATTATTTTGGTCTTAATCAATTTGCTAGAGAATTAGCACAAGGATTAGAAGAAGTAAAAAATACAAAAAGTTGAAATTAAATAATATGATATGAATGATAATGTTTTAAAAAAAGAGTTTTCCAAAAAAAATGTTCAACGTATTAGGAATATAGTAAATGGTAACACTAATGATAAAGTGCAACAAGGTGTAGGTTATACTAAAAAATATGAAAAACACAATGAAGGAGACATATGGGAAGAAGATGGAAGGCAATGGACAATTAAAAATGGAATAAAACAAAATGTAACTAAATTAGATAAAATTAAACAATTACA